TGCCGCAGCCAAAGCAGGACTACACAGAATGCCATCATTTGATTTGGTTGCGAGTTCTCGCAATCTTTTCGTGTCAGTCATCGTTCTTCTCCTTCGCCATCCGCGCCAGCGTTTCCTTGATCGCGGGCCACAGCGCCCGCTTGATGCGGTGCGGGCATACCTTGCGACGTGTCATGCCCGCCCCCTCATGTGCCCCATGCGCCCGATCCGGTTCCCCAGATCGGTCAGCACGTCGGAGGTCATGTCCCCGCGGGTCTCGCAGAAGCCGAGGATCGCGTGGGCCGCGGCCCGCGGGTCGTGATCTCTGAGCTCTGTGAGGAGCCTGTCGAGTGCGGTGTCGGCCTGCTGGACCTGCGCTTGCGTGCGGCGGATCATTGGGCGGCCTCCTCTATCGCAAGCATTCGTTCTCCATAATCCAGCATTGCGCGGCTTTCGTCCCCAAGGCGCTGACCTTTAGGGCGGGTTTTGTCCCAGTGTGCGCGGGCTTCTGAAAGCGTGAAATAGCGACATCCTGCGAGCAGCATCGGCTGGTCTTTTGCTGTGACGTGGATGAAAAACTGGTAGCCGTCGCTGCGCTGCCCGCAGTCAATCACACCAGCCCCGCGCAGGTAGGCCCCGCTCAGGTAGGCCCCGCTCAGGTAGGCCCCGCGCAGGTCTGCCCCGCTCAGGTTGGCCCGGCATAGGTCGACCCCGCGCAGGTTGGCCTCGCTCAGGTCGGCCCCGCTCAGGTTGGCCTCGCTCAGGTTGGCCCCGCTTAGGTCGGCCCCGCTTAGGTCGGCCCGGCGCAGGTCGGCCCTGCCCCCACCTTTGCCTTCCAGCCATGTTTCGTGGTCAGAAAGGATTTTTTTGAGTTCGTCTTGGGTCATTCCTCGGCCTCCTCTGGCAGGCGGAGCGTTTCTAGGGCCTGTTCGAAGAGGTCTTGCCCTGTTGGCGTTCCGCGGACCGCGAGCCATTCGCGGAGCAGCTCGATGGCGCGTTCTTCGTCGCGGGTCAGCGCTTCGGGGTCTTTCCATTCTGCGACGATTTTCCAGTCGTCCATGTTCGAGATGGTTTTGCCGTCGTTGGTGTAATACAGGTCCCCGGCGCTGTTGGGGATGGCCCATGGGCAGATGTCGGGGTGGTCAGAGGGCCGAGCGGGGCCGATCCTGCGGCCGTTCCGGGTGCGGTAGTATTTGCCTGCGGTGATGCGGATCATGTCTTTTACTCCTGGATGAGCTGCAGGCTGCAGCCGAATTCGGGGTGCCATTCCCCTTGGTCTGCGACGCAGTTTTGCTGTTGGGTGAACGTGTTGAGGGCGACGGACGCTTCCTGCATCTGGTGCGCCCCGGCTTCGACCATGGCGACGGCCTCGCGCAGGTCGATGACGAGGTCGTTCAGCTCGGCGAGATCTTTGTCGAAGAAAAAGAACGCTGCGAGGAGGCCGCCCATGAGGCCGAAGTGCAGGAATCTGTAGATATGCTGTGCCATGAAGGGTGTCCTTATTGCAGGCGCGGGGGCTCTGGGTCGGTGTCAACGAAGAAGAAAGCGTGGCGCAGGGCGAGGTAGTGCAGGAACGCGCCGACCGAGCTGTCTTCGACGTGGGCCGTGAGGATGGCGAGCAGGACGAGCTCAAGCTCTTGCGGCGTCATGTCCCCCGGCGTTTGCTCAAGAAAGGCCGTGATCCGCGCTTCGCGGTCCGCGTCGTCCGGGTCAGAAGTCTGGTTCATAGAGAACCCCCTGTTCTTCAAGTTTGGTGAAGTGGTTGAGCTCGGCGATGAGGGCTCCGAGCCGCGGATCGTTGACGCCGGCGTCCCAGAGGATGTCATCGACGTCCTTCTGGAGCTTGGTGCGGTGCGCGCTGACGTTGATGAGGTGTGGGTCGTCGTCCATGTGGTCTCCTCTCTGGCTCCGGTCCGGCTCCGATTCAGGTACGATCCGGCTCCGGTCCGGCTCCGATTCAGGTACGATCCGGCTCCGGTCCGGCTCCGATTCAGGTACGATCCGGCTCCGGTGTTGTTTTGGGCAAGGTGGCGCAGGACGCGGGGACATGTCAAGTGTTCTTTTTAAGATTGACTAACGGAAAAAGCGGGTTATCTGTGGTATGTTCTTTTTTGCTAAGGAGACTTCCATGAACACCCACGCCGCAATCGACCTCCAAGACATCTTTGTCCTCAACATCATCCAATCCGGCGCAGGCTTTGGCCAAGTCGCGCGGTCCGGGGAGCAAGTTTTCATCCCGGCGTCTGTCGTCAACGGCGCGCGGCTGCAGGTCGGCGAGCGCGTCGAGGCCGTTTTGGTCCCGAACATGAACGAGCTGAAGGCCAAGACCCCGTGGCGCGCGGTCCGCGTTCCGCGGGCCGGCGTCGAGCTTCCGCCGCTGCCGGAGAATCTGACGGGGCACGACCCTGTTTCGGGCACGTCTCTGGACCAGCGGTGCTACGACACGCTGGAGGAGGCGTCGTCGGAGGGCGACATCTCGTACATGACGACGGCCGAGGTGGCGGCCGAGCTGAACGTGGACAAGAAGATGACGGGCAATGCCCTGCAGCGCCTGTTCAACGCGGGCCGCATTTCGCGGGCCGAGGTGTACCACCGGGTCGGCCAGGCCCGCCCGTCGTTCATCCTCTGGGCCCTGCAGTCCAAAGACTACCTCGGGGTGCCCGAAGAGGAGGCGCTGTGATGGAGTTCTGGCACTCAAAGCCGCACCATCTGTCGCAGGTGCGCGCTTTTGCACAGTTGGCCGAAGATTACGCGCTGGATCTGGAATTTCCGAACAAAGAGAAGGCCCCTTGGCACGTCCGGGCGGTCGTCGGGCGGTATGGCACCTATCCGCAGACCGTCCAGTTCTGGCCCCACCTGATGAAGGCCTATTGGGACACGGCGCACGAGACGGCGCACGGCGCGAAGGGGATCGGGGATCTGATCGAGCGGGCCGCGGACCACGCGTATGAGGCCGATTTTGCTGTTCTGGAGGACGACTGATGCCGAGGCGATACCCTGTTTGGATCTGCGGTCCGTGCGGCGAGAAGCTGGGCCGCGGCGAGCCGAACAAATACGCGACGTGGCACCCCGATACGTGCGGCGTGTGCAAAGAAGAGACGCTGGTGACGGAGCCGCGCGATTTTGGTCATCTCAAGCCGAATTGGCGGGAGATTGTGATGGGGAAGGAGCTGCCATGATCGGCCCCACAGACGGAAACTTGGACGCCCTGCGCCGCCGCGAAGAAGAGCGCGAGGCCTACGAAGCGCGGTTCGTGGACTGCCCTGAGTGCAACGGGACGGGCGAGATCGAGGTTCCGATTGGCTGGCACACGCTGGATCCCGAAACCGACGATTGGGACGTGGCCGACTGCGAAGAATGCGGCGGCTCTGGTGAGGTTGAGGCGGAGGAACAGGAATGAGCGACAACATCATAAGTCTTGACGACCACCGGCCACATATGAGCGCCTATGTGGCCTGCCTTGATTGCGGCAAGGATTGGATCGCCGCGGCACCCGCCGACACGTTGCACTTTGAGTGCCCGGTCTGCGCCACCCTGTCGGGCGTAGTGGTTGAGCCGGCCAGCACGGAGTTTCTTAATGCTTTTTTCCGAGGCGTTAGGAGCAAAAAGGAAACCACAAAAAGAACAATGGTGGTTCTGAACGCAAAGCGCATGATTGAGGAAGGTGCCTTTCAATGACCTCCGTCCCCCAGCTCCCGCCCGGCCGCGAGCCGCTCCGCTCGGACTGGTTCATCGAGAAGCTCGGCGCGACGCAGCAGAAGGTGATGGGCCTGACCGTCGAGAACATGCGGCTGCGCAAGCGCGTCGAGAAACTTGAAGCGCTCCTAGGGGAACACGGCATTGAACCCTGACCCCAAGCCGCTGTCCGCGGACCAAGAAGCCACCTTGCGCCACATGCGGCGCGAGGTGGACGCTCTGCAGGACGAGCTCCTGTCCGCCGACGTGCCCCCGCCCAACACCGCCCTGCGGCTCCAGCACGCCCGCCAGCGGCTCTCACAGTTCACCCGCGGCCTGCGGGCCGCGGGGTATCGGGTGTGACCGACCACGTCGAAATGCTGCGCCTGCTTGCCGTGGACGCTCTGCGCGTCAAAGACGACATGCGGGCGCAGGTTCTGTTCGACGCGGCGGACTATCTCGCGTTTCTTGAGACGTCGATGATGGACGAGATGGAAGAGCTTATTTCCCGAATCGCTTCGATGGAGGAAGAGCTTGGATCCCTAAAATGTTGATGTCCCGCTCCACCTCTTCCTGACCCGTGATCCGCGCTTCGTAGGCCTCTTTTTCGGCCTCGCGCAGCTCGACAATCTTTGCGCGGACCACGCGCATGTCGGTGTCGGTCAGGTTGCGGTTTTTCCACTCTTCAAAGATGAATCGGATCTGTCCGCTGATCGTACGGCCTTCAATCGAGGCGATTGCCACGATTTCCTCGTACATCCAGCGGTGCATGAGCACCGATTTCCATTTGTTCGTGTCCATGTCTGCGATGATATAAGACCCGCCCGAGGCCGACAAGAAAAAACCCGCGGACCGGGGTCCGCGGGTGAGTCAAGGAGAGGAACAGCATGATGAGCCTGCATCACACCTCTTTAGCTTCGCCCCAGCTCGGCCCTATGTCAATGTCGCATTTGTTGGGAACGCACAAAGGCACCGCCTCGGACATGATGCGGGACAGCTTTTTGGCCTCTTCGACGTCGGTGACGCTGAAGGCCAGTTCGTCGTGGACCTGGAGCATGGGCAGGTGCCCCGCCTTGCAGCAATTCAGCCATGCCGTCTTGGTCATGTCGGCCGCCGACGCTTGGATCAGGCGGTTTAGAGCTTTGTAGGTCATCGCCCGCTGCAGCCGCGTCGTCGGGCCGTAGGCCGCGACCGCCTCTTCGTACTTCATGGCCTTGTTCATGCCGAACGAGGCGGGCTCCCACAGCTCGAACCGGCACTTGCGCCCGCGGATTGAGCGGATGCTGCCGGACGAGCGGGGGTCTTCGAGGCGGTTTTGCACGCCGCGGTTGAGCGCTTTTAGGAAGGGCAACGTGCCGTTGAACTGGGCGATCACGTCCTTGGCCTCTTCGACGGAAATGTCGAGATCGTCGGCCATTTTCTTGGCCCCCATCCCGTAAATGATGCCCAGGCCCACCGCCTTGGCCTGCTTGCGCGGCAGACCGGCCATTTCCGCCACCATCGTGTGGAAGTCGGTGTTCGGATCGGTGTTGTAAGCCTCCACGATCTCGGCCACGCCGGCCAAGGGGCTGCGGATGCTCTTGCCGTAGGCGTCCGCGTAGTGGACCGCGAGCCGCGGTTCCTGCTGCGAGAAGTCGATGCTGGCCCACTGCTTGCCTTCGTCGGGCAGGAACAGGCTGCGGATCATGGGCCCGAGCACGGGGTCGCGGGACGGGATCTGCTGCATGTTGGGGTTGGACATCGAGATGCGGCCGGAGACGGTGCCGCCGTCGTCCGAACGGATCTGGTTGATGTGCCCATGCACGCGGCCGTCGGGGCCGACGTATTTCAGGATGCCGTCGATGAACGTGCCGTTGATCTTGTTGTAGGCCCGCGCCTGGGCGATGGCTTTGGCGAGCGGGTGCGCGTGGTCCGTGAGGAACGATTTGGTGAACGACGGTGCGCCCTTCTCGGTCCGGGGGTAGGGCACGGACAGGGCGTCGAACGCCTTGGAGATGCTGGCCGCGGCCCAGATGTCCACGTCCATGCCGGCGAGGCTGCGGATTTCTTGTAGAAGATCCTTCTCGCGCTTCATCACCTCCTGCTTGGAGCGCTCGGCGCGGTCCAGATCGACGCGCACGCCGCGGCGCGTCATCTCCACGAGGTAGGGGATCAGCTCTGTCTCAAGCGTCCAGACCTCGGTCAGGCCCTCTGTTTCGACCATGCTCTTGAACTTGGTCCAGAGATCGAGCGTCAGGACGGCGTCCATCTCGGCGTATTGCCCGACGTACATGGCGGGCAGCTTCCACATCTCCCCCTTGGGATCGACGCCGAAGTCGCGGGCGGCTTCGGTCAGCCCCTTCTCGGATTTGACCTTGCCCAGATAGTCGTAGCCCAGCGCATTCAGGCTGTAGCTGAAGCGGTTTTCGTCCAGCAGGTTCGCCGTGACCATCGTGTCGATCACGCGGCCGTGAACGTCGAACCCCTCGGCGCGCAGCCAGCCCAGATCGTACTGGGCGTTGTGCATGATCTTGTCCGCGGGGCTGGCGAGCTGCTTCTTGAGCCAGCGCTTGACGATGCCTTCGTCAAGGTTGCCGCCGCCGAAATGCTTGACGGGCAGGTACCCGGACCAATGGTGCGTGGCGACGGCGTAGCCGATTACCTCCCCGTCCTTGGTCGGCCAGCCGGGGCCTTTGTTCTTGAGGTTCGGGTCGCGCGTTTCGACGTCGATGGCGATCTCTTTGCAGTCGGTGAGATCGGGCAGCTCGCTCGGCGGCACCCATTCGGGGTTGGTGGTGAACATCGGGATTTGCAGTTTCGTCTCCATCACGGGGTGTCCCGCCCGGCGAACTCTCCGCCAAGGGCGCTATACGCTGCCTTGTCCGTCCAGGAGTCGGCGTGGTCAATCGTGTGGAGCAGGCGGCTTGTCTTGAGCCAATCCATCATCAGCGCAACGTGCATGGGCGTCAGATAGCCGTGCGTCCGGAGCGCTTCCCGCATGATGACGTTCCAGCCTTCGGAAATGCGCAGGTGGTTGTCGAAGGCGTCGCCGTAATCGCGGGCGCGGTCGCCGTTGATCAGCGCCTTGGCGGTGTCCAAAACCTCGTCTCGGGTCATATCAGGTAGCTCCTTGTTGCGTCGTCCGGTTCGACAATGAAAAGGTTCTGGCGCGTCCGCGTGACTCCCACGTAGAAGACCCGGTGCAGGTCTTCGCTCTCCTCGTCCATGGCGGCCGGGCTGAGGTCCGTGAACAGCACGACGTTGTCGGCCTCCCCGCCCTTTGTGCCGTGGATCGTGGACAGTTTGATGCGGGGCGCGGCGTTGAACTTCTCGCCGCTGCGCAGCAGGGCGCGGATGTAGATCTGGTCCACCTGCGGCAGCTTATCGAGCGCGTCGTACCAGGGCATGTCGGGGTCGGCGGCGAGGCCGTGGTCGGCCTGCAGGGTTGCCAGATCAAACATCTTGTCTTTGTCGGTGTCAGAGAACTTCTTGTAGCCCCGGCGCACGCGCTTCCCGTTGCCGGACATGTAGTCGTAGATGCACTGGGCCGTGTCCCAGTCGATGCTGCGGCCCTTGCGCAGGCCCTCCCAGCCGTTCACCGCTTGGCTGATCCGCGCCGAGATCGACCGCCTGCCGTTGCGCTCAAACAGAAGGCCCGCGCGCTTGAGCTCTTCGGCCACGGGCGTCAGCATGTAGTTGGCCTGGGCCATGACGAGCCAATTCCCCTCGCGCATGTCCAGCTCGCTGACGCTGTAGATCCGGTTCACCTGCCCCTCTTCCTTGCGGGGCTTGTAGACCTTCGTGTAGCGCCGCCCGATCCGCGACGCGATCCGCTCTGCCACGCGGTGAACCGACGCCGGGATCCTGTAGGACTGCTCCAAAATCTCGGCCCCGCCGGGCAGGTTGATGAAGTGGTCCACGTCGGCCCCGGCCCAGCGGTAGATGGCTTGGTCGTCATCGCCGGCGCAATACATCCGCTCCGAGATGCTGTCGAGCGCGTGAGCGATGTCCCACTGCATCGGCGACAAGTCCTGCGCCTCGTCCATGAACGTGAGCTTGAAGCGCGGGCAGTAGGCCACGCCCTCGGTCACGAACTTCTCCAGGATGTCCGTGTAGTCGTACAGCCCCAGAGCCTCCTTGTAGCCCCTGTATGCCCTGTCCACGTACGAAACCTCCTCCCAGGTGTGCTGGATGCTGCTGCGGTCGTATTGGGCGCGCAGCGGCGTCTTGCGCAGCCGGGCGAGGTTGATCAGCGACAGGATCGGGTGGTCCGAGGTGACGCCCGCCTCGTCATCGTCTTCCGAGACGCGCGTCACGGTCATCGAGACACCGATCTGTTTCGACAGCTCGTCGAAATGCTCCGGCTGCAGGAGTTGGGTCTCCCGCACGTTGCTCATCCGGTAGGCCAGCGAGTGGATCGTGCGGAAGAACGGCAGGTCTTTGTCCGGATCGAAGTCAAATTTCTGGCAGGCCCGCTCCTTGGCTTCCCGAGCCGCTTTCCTCGTAAAGGCTAGGAATGCAATCGAGGTTGGGGAAGTCCCCTCCTCCAAAGCTCTTTGAACGATGTTCAGAAGCGTTGTAGTTTTTCCAGTTCCGGGCGGCCCGAAGATGCGAAACATCGTACCCTGCCTGTTCAAAAATGGTGAGAAGCTCGTTGATGGACCGCTTGCCCACGTTGGGGTGATCCATGATCTCGCGCAGGTCGATCCGGTCGATGAACGACTGGATCGGGTAGCTCTCTAGCTGCGCGCGCTCGATGACGGCCCAGATGCGGCGCGACACAACGCCGAACAGGTCGCCCATCACGACCAGACGCAGACGGCCCTCGGCCATGGCCTCTTGGCGGCAGAACACCGTCTCGTACTTCTGGATGATCTGCCGCACGCGCTCCCGCGACAGGCCGTGTTGGTTGCCGATGGTCTGAAGCGACAGCTTCTCTTCGACGTGCTGGCGGCGCATTTCCTTCGCCCGCGCGATGGTTTCTTCACGATTGGGGGTCAAAACGGGGAGTCCTCCGCTGATTTGAAGTTGGGGGTATCCAGCTCGACGGCACCCGTCTTGAACGCCGGGATGGTCCAGACGCGAACGGGCTTGCCCTTGATCTTGATGACAGTGCTGTCGCCGTTGCGGTCCCGCAGGCGCTGGGCGATCTTGTGGCTCTTGTATTCGAAGAACTTGTTCTTCTTGAGGTGCGCCTCGAAATCCTTGAGCCGGAAGTAGGTGACCTGCTGTTCCTCATCGGTGTAAGGCCGCCGCAACAGGATCTCTTCCCGGCTGTTGGCCTGCTGCATGGTCGTGC